GCTAAGGCGCTGAATCCAATGCCGTTTTTAAATAAGTATGATCCGCCGACTTGGTTTAGTGTGAAATTAAAGCTTCCCTTATCACCCCAATTCATAGCAACCTTGGAGGCCTTAGACTCCAGCTGCCATTCAGCATGGGATATGCTTGAAATAAGTAATAGTGAGATAAGTAATGTTTTCATTTGTTACGCTCCGTGTGTTTGTGTAACTAAATATACACCACACAGGAGCGATAACAAGTTGAAGTTTTCGATAGGTTTGTCGGGTTATTTATCGGCTAGGGCGATCAATACTAGGCACTCGCCGATGGCGCGGAGTGGGTTGTTGTTTTCTGCATCGTTATCCATGTAGATTGCAAAACCATCGCCGGCCTGAATATCTGTACCTGCCCAGAATTTTCCGTGGTTATCTTTTATTACTGTAATGCCATATTTAAATGCCAATGGCATAGTTAGGTTGTAGTCTTCTAAGTAGTCATAGCCCATGTATTCATCGTAGTAACCATTGTAGTTACTTTTATCAGGATAGAGCCAAATAATAGCTCTATTCAGCTCATTGTCACTTAGCGAGCTTACTTGTTCTGGTGTCATTTCAATCTCTCCAACTCTTCACGCGTCATCTTCACGCCGTTAATGTAATACGTCCATTTGCCGTTTATGCGGGCGGCTTTCATAATTTAACTAACTCCATAGAATAGTCATTATCATTCTTTATGTTATGTCCATTTAGTTTTATCAGCTTGTTATTCTTAAATGGCCTGTAGTCAACGTGATGGTGCCACCTATTAAACCTCCACACAACACTAGCAACGTCTGGATGTAGATCAGCAAGCATCTTAGATTTTGGTAGCGTACCCTCCTTACTGTAAAACTCCTTAGTGTTTCCTCCTTTCATTCTTTGAGTTGTTACTTTCCCGCATAAAAAAGCATTAAATTGTATTGTACATAGTCCATCCTTTAGCACTCTCAGGGATAAGTCTGTATCCTCGTTATACCTACCTCTCCACCTGTATCCTGAATTATTATCAATCAATAAGCATGAATAGATTCTAGTATTTAAAACAAATGGCGGAACCTTGTCAGTTTTCTTACAAAAAGAATAATAATTTAACCCTGCAACAGGCACGTTTGAGTATCTATCGACAAAATCCTCTGCTGCGAGCAATGTGGCTCCTGTTTCCACCTCGTATTTTTCGTTATTAGTTAGGCGATGAAACGCATCTAAATTGTCGTCCATCACCCAATGGCGATTAAACCCCATGGCCAGCGAGTGGTCTAAGCAGAAATTACGCGCAGCACCTGGGCCTTTGCTTCTAGAATTGCCGATATTATCACAAGTGTCATAATCATCTAAGTAACCTTGAGGCAAAATTAGTATCTTTGCACTTGTGTTTTTTTTGTACTGATCATATTCACTACGCTCAACTACAATATAATGATCGACACCCATCTTATTAAGCGCTTTTGTTGTAAGGCCGTTGTTGGCACGACCTTTTGACACAATGTAAACCGGATATCTAGGTGAGACCTTTTCTTTTGTTCTCCATCTTAGTTTTTCAAGTCCCCAGTGGGACTTGTACGGAAACCAAATAGATTTTGTTTTCTTTGTTATCTTCTGTTTTGCGGCTTTTGCTAGATCCTCTCTATTATTAAAATAGAAATCTTTGCCATCATAATACTGGCCAAATCCACAATTTTTAAAATCATCTTCTTTATCAAACCTAATAAAAAGGTGGGTTCCATCATTTTCTATAAGAACCTTGCACTTCTTAAAAGGCTCTTTCTTCTCCTGCTTAAATTCAGGCATTCCAACCCAGTGTTTGGTGTAGTCGCTCATATTATCCAAACCTATTAAAAGTTACTGACTTGCCATAATCATTAGAAGGCAATGCTATGTTTTCACGGGTAGTGCGAGCTTTTGGCTTCTCTCGCAACTGGGCAGACATAAAAGCCGCCTTCAAATCCGTGTCGTTGCTTGGCGTTTGCATGATTACGCGCCCAGTGCCAACTAAGCCAAAGCCTGCAAGCTCTTTGCCGCAGTGGATAACTTGGACTGTATAGCTAGGCTCAGTTAAGCCGTGTTCAGCCTGTAGCGCTTGTGAGAAGTCGCTCAGGTGCATTGTTAGGGTTAGTGGTTTCATTTCGATTGCTCCAAAAAATAAATATCAGGGCGCTTTGGAAAACTAGAAAACCCGTATTTTCTAGCCTTGTATAGTGTGACGTATATCGTGCGACGGGTGACTCCATAAATGTCGGCCATGTCTTCACCAGATACACCCAGCTCTTTCATTTCAAACATTTTTGCAATGTCTTCTGCATACCAGCGGCGATGCCCTTGGCTCGCATCCGTTTTAAAGTCTGGGTAAACTTTTTTGATTCGACCAAAAACCGCGCCCTTTGTTAGCCCTAGATTCTTTGCGGCCTCATTATAGCCAAGAACCTTACAAAGTTCGTAAACTTCATCGAATCCATGGGATGATTTCATCACTCAACCTCCGGATTAATCAGCACAATATAATGATCTGGCAGTACTTCCCATGAGTCCGTGGTCATTGCAATTGCGCGGCCGTTGCTTGTGCAGCCGTATGCGATGTAATCCTTGCCTAGCGATTGGTTGGCTTCTTTTAGGTTGGTTGGTTTGTTTGTGTCTATGTCGAATAAGATCATTTTTTTTGCTCCTCTTTATACGGTCGGTCACAAAGCTTAACCCATAAATGGTCGCCAGTTTTAACTAAATCACCATCAATGCAGCCGTCTCTAGTTACAAAAATAACATCGCCAATCGAACATTCTAGCCCTATCCAATTTGGGCCAGTTGTGTACGCCTGCGTGTAGTAACCCCTAATATTTTTGTTCCACCATTCTGGATCTTTTAATTGCTCAGTTGTTGGTTTCATCTTTCCCGCTCCTTTTGTTTACCTGCCTATTAAGATAGACGCTGGCCTAGTGTTTTGCAAGTAGTTTTTTAACATATTCTCGTAATCGTGTATTTGCGGCGCGTCTGGCCTTGTTGCTTTTCATGTGGTCGATAGGCTCCGCGTCGTACGCCTCCTTAAAAACCCTTTTATACCCTTCTATTGCCGCCTTCCTGTTTTCGAATGGGATTAGATTGAGCTGTTGCTTTATCCATTGCTGGTCTAGTTTGTGCGGCTCCATTCCTCGAATGCCTCCATAGCTGCTTCCCAGCCTAGTGCTACACAACCATAAAAACCTAGCTGGTTAATAACTTCAAGGTACTCTATTTGCTCGGGCGCTATCTTGCTTTTTGTATGGTCTTTGCGCTTTAGCTCGCAATAAAATCCGCCCACGATAATATCACTAGCACCTTTAGTCATGCCTTCGGCTTTTTCACGTCTAGCCTGCTGCACTGTCTTTTTGCCTTCATTCCTTATGTGGGTGGCAATCCGGCCCCATGTTTTTGGATATTTACGGCGAATCTCATTAAAAAATGTGACCTGTTCCGCAGTTTCGCTAGGGCAGTCGCCACGGTATTTAGTGTCCCCAAATACGGGGACGGTTTTAGGTAGTTTCATTTACTCAATCTCCCATACACTAATACCGGCTTCCTTTGCTAGCTTAACCATTCCTTTTGTGCCTATTCCGCCACTAAAAGCAACGACACAATCAGGATTTCCAAATTTAATCATGTCCTTATTTCTTTTTGGCCCAGCATACTTCCCATGGTGGCTCCAATTAGCATGGAATGTGCACAATGGTATACCGTTCTCTTTTGCATATTTAGCACCCAAAGAGTCAGCACCCTTTGCACCTCCTTCTATAATTAAGTCTATCCCATGCTTTTTTGAAACTTGGTTTAAGCATCCAACTACCCTTTCAAAGTCGCTGTAGTCTCGACCTCCACACACTAATACTTTCATTTTACTGGCTCCACATCTACTGGCTGATTATGTGCAAAAACATTCCAGTATTTTTTACCGGCCTGCCTTTGGTAAGTGATTGTTTTTGGTGGTATTCCTTTGTCGCGATGCTCAAAAAACGTCGCTATATCTGGCGCAACTTTGCCAAAAAAGTATGCCTTGCTGAAATCTTCGTACAGTCCACGGTATTTAGATACCTTGCTATCTGGGTTATACCACACGTCAAATTTAGCATAATCCGTAACGTAGTGAACCTTTATTGTGAGATTGCCCGCTTTGCTCATGTGCTGCTGCATAGAGAACGCGCGAACATAGTCAGTGCTAACCTTTAGCGGATCAGCCTTCATGCGGTGGAACTCAACGGCAAGACGCTCGTTAGGATCAATCAATTCCTCTTTGCATGACTCACAGAACCGAGCCGCTATATCGTTTTCATGCTCGCACTCATGGCAGGGTTTTGACGACCAGCGGTGCTCACATCGTACAGATTGGCCAGCAACAATAGACTGACCGAAGCAACGGCGGCCAAAATGGGCGGGCATTGGCTGATCATCAACCATTACTTTGTTGCCGGTTAAGTCTGTAAAATCACCGTCTTGATCAATTGGCAACTCGTCTGGGTTAGGGCGTAAACTAAACTCATTCACCGCATTGCAAAGCGGGCAGCAAACGTCGATAGGTTCACCCTTGTTTTTCTTGCGTGCTTTTATCTGTGGAGAGAATAGGTCGTTTTCTAGTTGGTGGCGCTCTATATTTTCAGCATAGTCTAGTACTAGGCAATCTTGCTTTTCTGGATGGATACGGAGGCCACGGCCAATGATTTGCAATAATAAGCTGGCGGATTCCGTGGCGCGCAATATCGCTATAACGTCAACGTGCGGCGCGTCAAAGCCAGTGGTAAGCACACCGATATTAACTAGGTATTTGAATTTGCGTGCTTTGTAATCAGCTATGATTTGCTTACGTTCACCTGCTGGCGTTTCCCCTGTCACCATGCGGCTGTTTTCAGGTGGTAGGCTTTCCATACACTCGATAGCGTGGTTTTTGGTTGCTGCGAATATCATCACGCCCATGCGCCCGTGGGTGTGCCTTACAACGTCTGCGATGATCTCAGCGGTTTTACGGCCTCGTCCCTCGAATGCTTGTTCGTATTCTTTTTGCGTGTGGCGGCTAATATTTGATACGTCATAGCTTGCGGCGTGATCAGGATCGGCGTGCGGTTGAGTCAAATAGCCCATGCTAATCAGCTCAGGCCCAGTTATACGGTACAGGCATGTATTGTAAAATGGTTCGAGCGTTTGATCTTCTGGCACTGGGTTGCCGTGTTCGTCATAGGCGTAAATATAACCGCCGCCCATTGTATAGGGCGTGGCAGTCAATCCAATGACGCGCACCTTTGGATTAAATTCTTTTATCTTTTCGATAATCATGCGGATTGTCGGCGTTGTTTTGTGGCATTCATCCACGATAATGGCCGCCGTGTCTTTGAACCCGTTAATGTTGCCCTTAACAGTGCCAGGCGTTCCAAACACAACATGATGACGCAGCGATTTTGCACCCGCGCTAGACGAATAGATGGAAGCTTCTAGGTCGTAGCTGGTGTATTTCTCGTGGTTTTGTTTTGTTAGCTCAGCAGATGGCTGCAAACAAAGCACACGCTTTCCGCTTGTGCTATGAACAAAATCAGCAACCTTGGCCACAATTATTGATTTGCCCGCGCCTGTGACTGCCTCAATCATGCAAGGTTCGAAGCTTTTTTTTATCCAGTCTAGGATCGCATCAATAGCATCCTGCTGGTACGGTCTAGGATCGTACATAGAAAAACCTTAGCCGCGCATTGGCGGCTGTTAAGGGGTTATTTTAATGACCAGTAAGAGCTAGGCTTCTTGCGGTACTGCTCAAGGTCTACGCCTTTTAATTCTGGCACCTTGGCATATTCAATAGAACCTTTTCGCTCTACTTTAGTAAGTTTATGGCCGTTGATCTCGCTTTGACGCTCGCCGCATCGCTCGACAATTTCGCTTAAGAGGTCTTTTTTCATTACTTCCATGGCTTTTATCTGTTCGCTCAAGTCGCTGTAGCGAGTAACCAAATCAACCACGAAAGAATCGTCCTGCTCTTTGTGCTTTGGCTCAAGATAGCGCTGTGCGTTTGGCATTTCACGTTCGACTAAATACGAGTCATAAAAAGCCTTTAACTTTGGTAGCGCATCGTCAAACCATGATTGACTAAAAGCGTGTTCTTCAATTGCTTCACCGTTTGGTGACCACTGGTAAAACTTAGCCCATGTTCTACCAGTACAAGCCATCTCAAGCTGTACTTGTGCGAAGTAGTGCGGCTGATCTGTTAGCGATTTGAACTCTGGCACGTCTTTGCCTCGCTGGCCAAACGGGCATTTGATTTCCGCTATGCCGTCTTCACCGATTAACCCGTCAGGGCTTGCGCCTAGCCAGTCGTGCTCAGGGTGAACGTGAAAGCCGGTTTCCTCAACCGGCTGGTCGAGGTGAAACATTTCAAGGGATGAAATGGCGGTTTGCTCGTTTGCCGTGCCGTAATCCGTTGCAATGTTGCCTTTGAACTCTCGCTCTGCTCCGTGATAATCACGAACCATGTTACGCATTACGTCAGCTGGCTTCATATACGGATTCAGGCCTAGCACTGCCCCTGCTATGCTTCCGGTAATGCGGCCTTTGCGGGCCTCAAACCATTCTTTTGATCGTTGTTCCATTGTCAAACTCCCTTAAGCAAATACGCAACAACAAGCATAAGACCATACTTTATCGAGGTTGCCATAAGTATGTCGCTTATATTTTTTTGTTTTACATCTAAAATGTACTGATAATTAAAAAGACTAAATATAGTGCCTATCATATAGGCTTGAACCCAAGATATTCTTGGCAGACCGAACAATTCCATTAAGTGCCATTCATAAATGCAAATTAAAACATAGGGTTGCAAGACAGCAAGAATTATAAAAAGCAAAAAACCAAATAAAAATTTCATATTAACTCCTTATTTTAAGAAAAGGCTAAAGCTAAAATAGCAATAGCCTTTATTTTACCTTATGGTTACTAGAACGGAATATCGTCGCCTTTTGCGTTATCGTCAGTATTCGCAGGCTGCGTCGCTGGCGTTGCATTGCGAGCCGCTACGGATGATACCCAGTTGCCAGACTTGTCGTTAATTTCCCAAATCTGCACCTTAATCATCATCGGCTTAGCACACAATGCCGCAGGCATATTGTGATCCCCTGGTGCTTCACCTGATGCCGCTAGTTTGCCACCGCAGTTATGGTCAATTGCCATTAGCATACGCTTAGCTTTATCTGCTTTTGTTGGGTCAGCATCGAACACACGCACCTTTTGAAAAATCTTGCGATTCTTGTACTGCTCTGGCGCTTGCACAGTCCAGCGAAGGCTAATATAAGTATCGTCTTCGTAGCTGTCGAGCTTCGCTTCGTCAATCAATGCTAGCAGCTCCGTACCGTTAGGGATTGGCTCCATATTGCCGCCGCCCATATCCATAGAGCCGTTTGATTCTGCTTTGTTACCGTCTGAAAGATCCCAGAATGAAGTCATGTTGTTTTCCTTTTATTGGTTTTTGGTTTGGTTGAAAAATGGAATGTAAGAAAGCAAAGGGTTCTCGCCTTCCGTGAATTTAATTTCTTGCGGCATTTTGTAGCGCGTTTTTGCGTCAACATAACCCACAGTGCCATCGGACGATGTAATCAAAATACGGTCGCCGGTTGTTGTAACCCGTGCGGCTTTCGTTTGATTGCCTTTTTTGTCTTGCTCGCCGCCCATAACGAACTGCTCTTTTTTAATGTAGATTACAGCGTCGCTTTTATCAATATAGATTTTGCGGCTGCGCTCGTGCATTGCTAAAGAATAGGTACTGTATTCACTGGTTTCATCTGGTTGGTTTTTAACCTTGTTTAGACCAGTGTGCGCCAAGAAAACGATTGTCATGTTGCGCTTGCTGCGGATGTATTCACAAGCTCGCACCACGTTGGCGTGCATCCCCATAGATACATCGTAGCCTTTATGGTATCCGCCGGCAGCGTTGCCGATAGATTCGGTTTTTTTGCCGTTGTTCGGATCGTCAAATTCGACCACTTCCTGTTCAAACAAGGCATTAAGCGATGTCACAGAGTCGATCACTAGAGTCTGGTAGTCGTGTTCTTCTTGCAAGATCATACGCAGCTTACTCATAACCTCTTTAGAGGTATGAACTTGATTTGCCTTGGATGGCGCAGGCAAGTGCTTCAAGAACGCTGGTTTATTATCGCCTTCGACAGACTCAAATACAGTCTTGGCGTTTTCCGCTTGAATAAAGATTGATTTTGGGAATAGTCCAGCGAGCGACGTTTTACCCGCCCCAGGGAATCCCACTATTGTGATCATTGGCGCTTGTGGCGCTGATGATTCTAATTCATCTAATAAGCTCATTGGCTTAGCTCCTTTTGGTTTGTTTTTACTGGTTTGTGTTAGCCAGTGGTGAGCAGATTAAAGTATCAAAAATGAAAAGTAAACACTTTTTTAAACTTTTTTTGTGTGTTATTGTTCAGCCACTTACATAGGAGATCACAAAATGACATACGCAGAAAAAATAAAACAGCAGCAAAAGGACAAGCTAACATGTTTAGTTAGCTACTTTGGCGGGCAATCTCAATTAGCCAGTGAGATGGGCGTTTCAAGCCAAGCAGTTTTTAACTGGATTGCCCGTGGCCGTATTAGTGCAAAATGTGCAATCTTAGCAGAAATAAAAACAGACGGGGATTTCAAAAGGGAAGATCTAAGACCGGATGTTATTTCATGGGAAAATAAGGAGCAAAAATAGAATGAACTACCAAGATTTTCACGACGCAGGGCTGAAGGTTTTCGGACTACATGGTGTGACAGATGACGGGTTTTGTCAGTGTGGCTATCCCAAATGCCAAGCCTTGTATAAGCACCCTAGAACTAGTGCTTGGCAACATACGCCTCATTGGTCTGACGAGCAAATGGAGGTCTTCGAGGATATTGGGAGTTTTAGCACTGGGTACGGTGTTTTGCTTCATGGGCTTCTGGTTATTGATGTTGACGAGAGAAATGGAGGGCATGAGTCTTACGCAAAGTTATGTGATTTAATCCCAGAGGTTATGCAGGCTGGATTGATAGTCAAGACTGGGAGCGGGGGCCAATCAAAGCATCTATACTTTTCAATAGATGGCGGTATCCCTATTTGTACTCAACATAAGAGCTTCAAAGGTATTGATTTTAAATCTGGGAACGGCTTTACGGTTGGCCCCGGATCTATGCATATATCAGGAAACCTATATGAGGTCATTGCAGGCGACCCGTCCGACATCACCCCTGCCCCGCAGGCATTGATCGAACTACTAAAGAAACCGGAATTCCACCGCGCCGTGGTAGACGGCCAAACCGTTGATGTATCAGACGCTGATTTGCGAGATATGCTAGCGTGCATTAATCCATCGTGCGGCCATGAAGAATGGATTCGTATTGGCATGGCCCTGCACCACGCTACGCAAGGTAGCGGGTTTAACTTATGGGACGATTGGAGTGCCGGCGGGGATACTTACCCATCATCTAGCGAGCTAGACAAGCGCTGGCAGTCATTCGGCAAATCGAGCAATCCAGTATCACTAGGCACTCTTGTACACTACGCCCGCGAAGGCGGCTATGTAGAATCGGTCCAATTTACGCCAAGCGTCACATTCGACATGCCAGAGGACACAACGCCGCAGGACATTGACCTTTTGCGCCCGCCTGGCTTTGTTGGCCAGTTGGCAGACTGGATCAATTCGCAATCACTATATCCGCGTGAATCTTTAGCGGTTGCCGCGGCATTAACCGCAATTAGCAATATCGCTGGTATGCGTTACCGCGACGAAATGGACGGCATGACACCTAACATTATTGCGTTCTGCGTGGCTGGTTCCGGCACCGGTAAAGAGGCCGTGGGCAAGGCGTTTGCGGAGATCATGCGTGTGTGTGATTTGTCGCCAGCATTATACGGTGCGTTCAAGTCCGAACAGGAGCTATACAGAAACCTGTTGCGCCACCAAGCTGCGTTCTATTCAGTTGATGAGCTAGGCATTCAGTTGACCAAGGTTAAAAACGCTATGACCCGCGGTGGGGCTTCGTACCTTGAGGGCTTGCTAGGCGCGGTTATGTCGGTGTATTCAAAAGCAGATTCGTTTTTGCCTATCACTGGCGACCTTAAAGAAGAGATCAGGGGTGTGCTAAGCAAAGAATATGCGGCAATCAATAAACAGCTAGACGATGGCCGCAGTTCCGACTTGCTTGAACGGAAGCTAAAAACGGTCGAGCGCCAGTTGTCGACGATTGATCAGGGGATTGATTCGCCGTACCTATCCATTATCGGCTACACAACACCAACGACGTTCGACGGGTTGTTTGATTATGAGCAGGCCACAAACGGTTTTTTGTCTCGATCTATGATATTCAGGGAAAAAGAGAATAATCCAAAGCGTAAAGCTATGTTCAAGAAGCTGCCCATGCCAGAAACAATGAAGGCCACTTTGCAGAATATTCACGCGCCAGGTTCTTTTAGCGTTGTGCCGGATACCCGTATAGAGTTCACCGGTGAAAAAACCAGTGTTCCCACAACCGACGAAGCAGCCGAACTGCTAGACAGTGCTTATCAATACTTCTGGGAATTAGCAGAACAGCACAAAAATCAAACAGGTTTGGAAGCAGTCCCTCGCCGTGGTTATGAAATGGCTTCAAAGGTTAGTTTAATACTGGCACTGCCGGAAGGGTTACGCACTGCCGAGCACGTTAGGTGGGCTGTAGCGCTTGCTAAGCAAGATATTGATGCGAAGCTATTGCTTGCCCACTCAAACAGCGCAGAGAGCGAAACAGACCGCATGGCAGCCAAGATCATTAGCTTTCTATCTAAAGACGAAGGTCAGACCATCGGCGTGATTAAAAACCGTGTTCGTGGGTTTGATCCCGCAGTACTGGACAAGCTAGTAGAGACTGGCCATGTTATAAAACAAGACACGGGAAACGAGCGCAAAGGACAGCCGGTAATAAAATACTTTAAAAACTGCTAGAAACCCCGTACTATAAGGGTTGTAGGGCATTTTCATCATTGAAAAAACACAAACATACGCGCAGTTACACACACTGCGTGTATGTTTAAAACCCTTACAAATCAACAGCTTACAGCTCATTTCGATACAACATACGCAGATACACACTTTCCTTAAGACACTTTCTAAAAAAAGGTGGTTTTTTGCTATCTGGTCTTTAGGTGTCTGCGTATCTGTGTATCTTTATCTTATATATATAATATATATATAAAAAATATATATAAAACAAAGACTTACAATACGAATGATTATCATTAATTATACACAGCAGTGTGTATGTCTGAGTATGTTTGCGTATCTTCTTTTTTAGTTGCACACCCTCACTTCATAGCATACACTGTGCTGGTGTTTGATTGATAGCACACAACAAAAAGGAGCAAACCAATGTTTGATATATTTATGACGTTATCCATTCTATTCGCGCTCGCTGTGTTGAAGTCCATGGTGTGTCCTACTTCATTCAGAACTAAGGTGATATTGTTTCAAGGTGAGTATCTAATAGAATCCGGCGGCGTTGTCTATTCGGGTGCACCATGGAGAAATCACAAAAACCTAACTAATGTATGGAAGTGAACGATATTCACGACCTATGGCTTCTGGGGCGGCATAAGAAGCATATGGCGAACCTTTCTATTGGGAAGAAAGACCCACGCTTTGAAACTATTGAGAATAGCTACAAATAGGAGAAAAACATGAGAACATTCAATGTTATATTATGCGCAATTGGGACTATATACTTAGGTTCAATTGATGATTACATAGGTATGTGGGGTTGCGTCATATGCTTATCTATTTGGGCCAGTGGTCACGACTAACACACCATAAACGAGAGGAGAGGAAGGGATGAAGCATGTATTACAAATAGGGGTTATTCTGGTAGCTGTGCAATTAGCTATACTAGCATTAGTTTGGTTTATATCGGCAGGAGAGGCTTCTCTTAATCCGTTTGATTGGGATTCGTTTGAGCGTTTTTTATATTTGCTATGGACAATTGTTTTGACGGCCACAGGCTGGTTTGGACTAAACTCATAGACTACCACGCGCCATTCACAGCATGAATGGCTAAACTTACACATATAGATTTGGTGAATGTATGATAATTAGTGCGTACAAAGCATTGAGGGCATTTATGAGAGGCTTTAACAATCGAAACAAATGCACTTGCAGATATAACCTTGTAGATTGCGCAAAGGTCATCAAAGTGTCAGGCAATGGCGTTATTGGCGTGGAAGGTTACGCCAAATGCGCAAGGTTCACAGATAAGATGAAATTAACAGGCAAGCAAATCGAGAAGGCTATGGAGGAAACCAAATGACCAACCTAGTAAACGACCTAGTAAAACTAGGCTTCAGCACAACACAGCAGGCCCGCGCTATTGGTGTGAGCGTTGATGTAATGAAGAACCACCAGCAGGGGCGCTATGCCAGGGCGTTGGAGCAGTGGCAGATTGAGAAGTTGGAGCAGATTAAAGAATTATTAAAATAGTTTATAACCGCGCAATGCGCTAAGGACTTTAAATATGGCTTATTACAGAAAGAAACAACTGCAAGAATTAATTGACTGGACACCAGATTTACCTATGGAGCTAGTAAGTATTAGTGAGGCAGATAAGAACAACGGAAGCCCAAAAGAGGGCGACAAGATAGCATTTAACCCAAAAGACCCGACTGATATATGGTTAGTGGCAAAGCAATTCGCTGAGGATAACTATGAGTTTATTGGTGAAACATTGGAAGATTGTGCAGGTTTATAACAGCAAGATGTAAGGCGCTTGTGTCACATATAAACCTTTGCTATCCGCTTAACGTGTGATACGCTTAATTGGTGTTTAATAAAAGGAGAGATCAATGACAATAAACGCAGATTCGCCAGCAATGCCGGTACCAGATGGGAAATTCCAGTGGATAGGCGGAAAAGGATGGCAAGCGATGGGCGACACGGGGCTATCAAAACGCGAGCACTTCGCAGCCATGGCTATGCAGGGTCTTTTAAGCTCATTCGGTAATCACGATATAACTGATTATAGTGAGATTGCCAGTGATGCAGTCATGGCAGCTGACGCACTACTAAAGGAGCTAAACAAATGAAACCACGTATATTCAAAAAGCTATGCAAGAAGTCAGCTGAAATAATAGGTTTTGAGCAATGTGATAAGGATGAGGGTGTCTGGTTTTTTTGCTGGGCTGAGTGCGGAATGGATTACACTGAGTATGACGCAAAAGAAGCGTGGACATGGCTTGTCGATCATTTTGACTCAGCAGTTAATACGATTTTTGATCATAATTCAGAGTGCGGAATTTCATGGAAACCGGACAATCAAATTACAAAATCTATACCAAAAATCGTATTTAAATGGGCGAGAGAGGAGTTTAAAAAATGAAACCAATCGACTTAGCTTGCCGTCCACAAGTAGCCGACGTCATTGGCGAGGCTTATGCTGATCATGAGCTGCAAAGGGTGATTGATTGTGAGGAGTGCGGTATAAATGAGAAAAGGGAATCGCTAATTGATTCTTTCCCATGGGATGATTCACCACAGAAAGATGACTTTTGGGGGCTAATACACATTGGAAGAAACCCCTACGAACACGGACATGAGAAGCCAGAGTTGAAAGAATGGGTTTACCATAGAGGCGAGTGGCTTTGTCGCGACAATGATTATTACACTGACGAAAACGGCTGCTGCACCATTCACATTAGCGAAGTAAATGGCGCTCAAGTACATATTGGCGAGGACAAGCCAGAAGAGCAACCAAACCAAAAACTAAAAGATGCATTCAAAAAGGCTGAGGCTAGGGGGTTTGACAAACAACGCAGCGACGGCTCAACGGCCAGCTATTACGAGCTACCAGAAGGTGCAACAGAATTGCAGCATCTGATCAGCCATCGTAACCAAAACGGCCAGATAGCTGAAATATTCCGCGCATGTTACCGCTACGGCCTTGTTAGCCATTCTGATATGTTGCGCGATGCCAAGAAGATTAAATTCTACGCACAGGCAGAAATCGAGCGCCTAGAAAAACTTGCACAATCCGACAAGTAGGCTATATTTAGGGTTCATACAAAGGAGCGCACAAAATGAACAAACCAAAACCACTAAAACACCTACTCTCACGGCTAAACCAAGATATGGTTGGTCGTGTCATGTGGGACGTTCACGGCGACAAGTCCGGCCCGTTCTCAATGTACGATATGTGCTACGACGTTGCAGAGCTTCTTAGTGATTCAGAATGGGAGCGCTACTTGCGACTACCAAAGCAACAAAAAGACGAACTACGCGAGCACGCGCATGATGTTACAGTGAATGCTATTTTTAAGATGATGGGGTGTTGATATGAAATGCCCACACTGCGAAAGCAGCAACCTATCAGATCACGCAAAGAACCCGCCCCGCTGGATATGCAATGACTGCACGCGAACCACTCGCCGGCCAATTATCGGTGCCAGCTGGCCGGATGTTAAACTAACCAAGCAGACCTTTGTCGTAACATGGGCGCAGAACGCGACACCAGTATTCGCGCCATTCCTTAAATCAATCAAAACCTACCTGAAACACAACGATGCCCAATTGCTTGTGGTGCCAGGGCGCTATAAGAACGCAACAAGCGTGTGGACTAAGCAGCAAGAAGATGACGAATGGTGGCACAAAGACATCGAGCCTTATTTGTGCGGCAATGAGACGAAGCTTGACCGCAATCTAACGCTACTTGCTGATCTGCCCATACAACCAACAGCGGTCAATCCCCTGTCTGGTTCTGTTAAGACCCAATCTGGCCCATTGTCGTGCATCGTTGGTCATCCACAGATAGCACAGGAAACAGTTGCAACGCCTCAAAGCAAGCTGGCCAAGATTGTTATGACAACTGGGTCAATCACTAAGCCTAACTACTCTAAAAGCCGTGCTGGAAAACAGGGCGAGTTTCACCATGAGTATGGCGCGGTCATTGTCGAGATAGACGGGCCTCGATTTCATGTTCGTCATATCATTGCTGATGGCCATGGTAAGTTCTATGACTTCGACAAGCTTTACAACGGTGACAAGGTAACGAAAGGACATCGAGCGGCGTGTTTTGTCAGTGGTGACTTTCACGCCAAATTTCTAGACCCGAAAGTTAAAGAAGCATGGTGGACGGGAAAAGATAGTCTGCTTAGCCTTATCAAACCAAAAGCACAGGTATTCCACGACGTGTTTGATGGGTACTTTGGCTCACATCATCACAATCACGACCCGTTCTTAAAAGCGCGCAAACACTTCAACGGTGATAATGATGGCGCCAGTGAAATTGAACTGACCGTCAACGAGCTTATTGATTGTCTGATCTGTGATAAGAACTACATAACAAAATCAAACCATGATGAACACCTAGACCGATGGCTAAAAGAAACAGACTGGCGCAAAGACCCGCAGAATGCTGAGTTTTACCTTGAGACTAGCCTTGCATGGATTAAATCAATCAAGGCAGGCGAAGGCCTTGACCCGTTCAAGTATTGGGTTGAGAAGAAGACGCAAAAAGCCGACTTTTTGGGCAGGTCTGACGTAATAAGCATCAAGGATCATATTGTTAGCTATCATGGCGACAAAGGCCCAAACGGTGCTCGCGGCTCTCGTAAGTCCATGAACAATATTGGCTCTAAGTCTATTATTGGGCATTCGCACTCGCCAGGGCGTGACAAGGGCTGCATTCAAGTAGGTCTGTCTGCTGTGTATGGGCTAGAGTATGCTGTAGGCTCTCCGTCGTCATGGATGCACACAAGTGCGATTATTTACCCTAGTGGCAAAGTTGCATTAATAAACTGTATTGATGGCAAGTATAAACGGTGATACCATAGCCCCGTAGGTCGCTCCGCCTACACTGCCCGACTAGGTTTACTCCTTGCCTAGTTGGGCTTTTTATTACCTCACCAAGGCTATGGCTTGTTCCAATACGGAACTAACCACCTCAAATTGATGTGAGTTCGCCCCGATCATGTATATGTTCGGGGCTTTTTTATACACGTTCCCCGCTAATGTACATATATCGGCTTTTTCTATACATATTCCCGCGAAAGCATCTAAAACTTGAATTGATTGCTTGGTCATGGTGTTTATACTTGGTTTATCAATTAACAGAGAGGAGCAACAAAAATGAAACCAACACAAGAGCAACTGAATGATCCTAAGTGGTGGGATAAGAACGCGCCGGAAGATTGCGATTTATTTTATGAAGATGAACGCCTTAACTATTGGTTTGCACAAAGCGAGTCTTCTCACTCCTGTCATTCTCTACTAGCCGAACGCCCAACCAAGCCAGCATTTGTGCCGGACACAAATACAAAAACTATATACTGGGTAGCAGAGGTCGATACTCACGGAACTCCATGGAATTTTGATGGCCCCCATGAAGATCGAAAATCAGCAGAGGATTCAATTCCATTACTTCTAGCAGTTGGTGAAAAAAACAGGAAGCTTGTAGTTACTAGCATGGAGTTTAGCCCCATAAAATCCGAGCGTGAATTGTTTTTAGATTCGGTAAAGAAAGAACTGCCAACAGCAGACAAAGACGATCTTATTTTCGCTGGCGCTCTATACGACTCCGGCCTATTCTGCCTAAAGGAGGCTGACAAATGATCCTACAAATGCGAAGAAACCGCCATGAAGTGCTCACTCTTATGAGCACTGGATTGGTATTCCCGCCGGAATATCTAGAGTTTGAAGAAGCATCGGCAATAATGGAAAAGATGAAAGTAATTCTAATGGAGCACGCAGGCACAATGCCAAGCGGCTATTGGTTTGAGTTGGTGACGAAGGACAGCGAAGGCCGTGAGCGTACCAGCGAAATTCCAGCAGAACTAGACAACGCGGACGAGCTTCATTTCTGGTATCTAAGTGAGGTGCAATAATGGCTTACTACACACCATACGAAGAGCAAACACAGTGCGATCACAATGATGAATGTGACAATATAGCAACTGAAGCTGTATTAGTTGGGAGCTGCTTTCATCATGTTTGCAAAGAGCACAAGGAGGCGCACGAAGAATGGATAGCGGAATCGCTTACATAATCGGTCTTTTGTGGTGCTTTACTTATGTGCTTGTGCTTCACGTTGAGGTGCCGCAGATAGACACAGGCCTGCCGCAAGTATCGGAAAAGTACGACTCACGCGAACAGATTAAAAACGCTTGCATGGCGTTCGTTGAGCGTGTAGATTAAACGAATCATCCACTCGTAGGAGGTGATAGCAGTACCCGCCAATCACATGCGTGAGCAGCTGAGGCGGTTTTTTTAACTAAGGAGCAACCATGAAAACCATCAAAATCACAATGGCCACACTACTGCTAATCCTAGCTTATTCGCTAGTGGCAGAAGACACAGAGGCCGGCCAGTCAATCTATGCTGGATTATACACGCAGCACTACTCAGGCAGCGAAAACTACAACGAAGACAACCGCGTTATCCAATACCAATACAACGACTCGGGCCGATTCTATGGCGCTGCTACGTTTAAAAATTCGTACAGTGTGCGTTCGTATCAAGCAGGTGCTGGGCGCTACTGGAAGGACGGACAAAGCGAGCTAGGCGCTGGTGTGAGTGTTGTTTATGGATACAAAGGCCATCTAAAGACAGTCGGACTTGGCTTGATTATCGTGCCTGGTGTTTATTACGAATATAAACTAGGCTATGCAATAGGCGTAAAGATGATTGTTATGCCGTCCGTGTACAATATTGGGTTTAATTATGCGTTTTAAGGAGAGATACAATGAGTGAATATACACAAGGTATCTGCATGGATGGTGCGGCAATACTAAAAGATGGCGAGATGCTAACCATAGAGGAAATTCTTGAAGGTTTGCGAGCAGGTGAAGAAGCCAAACAACAAGCCACCGCCTACCGCATTAGCTTGGAGAATCTTGAGGCCAGCCTGCCAAAGGTTCGGGCGGCTGCTGTTAATAGTTTTGAATTGCCAGAAATGGACAATATCAGCGAATGGCATTATATAAGTGATTGTTTAAAGAAACACTCTGACAAACTGGAGCAAGAAAATGAGTAAGCAGAAGATTAGAGAGTGGTTAGAAAATAACTGCAATACAGAAAATATTGTAGACATCATCGACCAATACACCAAAGACCAGAGCGCGTGGGTTAGCTTAGAAAAAAAAGTGCCGACTCACAAAGAAGAAGTATTATTTAAAGTCAAGTATGATGGAACTATATGGATGCATCGATCTGGGTATGCAAAACACTACGATAACGGAGATTTTTTGATAGTTATTCCTGAATTCGGAACAGTAAGAGGCCGCGAGATTTTTGGATGGCAGCCACTACCACCAACACAGGAGGCTTAGAATGACAGAACAAAACCTACTAGACCGACTAGAAAGCGCAAAGCGCCGCATAGCTAGGCTAGAAGCTGAGAACAACAAGCTGACGAATGACTGCAAGTCTAAGAATGGTTTAATTAACTCAAAGGATCAGCGTATCAGGGCCTTGCAGTATGCATTGGCTAAACTAGCAGAAGTGACACCTAACGGATACGACCGCATTGAGGCATGGCAGGCGATAGCTAACGATTGCAAGCATTTAGACTAACCCATGCAGTAGTGATACAATCAAGGCATTTATAGGAGACTATCTATGCCTTTTGAACATGGAAACCAGCTTTACCAGCTACGAGAAAAAGACCAGGGCACAAAGCCGTTTATATTCGAATTCCCTGATGAACTGATCAGGGAATTCAACAGGTACGCCAAGCATAAAAACGAAAACCCCGAGCGTATTCACACGCCTATCGCTTCAGACCCTTCACTGCATACTGAGAAGTACCTACCGCTAACTATGCAGGGCTTTGCGGCATTCCTTGGTATTGCAAGGCAGACGCTTAACGCTTGGTCAAAAGAAGGCCACCACCTAGCTGAAGCTGTAAACAAGATCAAAACACAGTGCGAGGCCAGTCAGCTTGAAGGCGCTATGATTGGCAAATACAATGCGCCGATTGTTATTCGTAATCTTGGGTTGGGGGATAAGGTTGATGTCACTAGCAGTGATGGCACTATGTCGCCGAAAGATAACGGGGCCGCAGTTCTTGACGCATTAAAACGTAAACATGCTGACAGTTGATCAAATAGCTGATAGTCGATGTGATCTGCTTACCTTTGTGCGCACGATGTTTAAGGCGCGCAAGGGTATCGACTTAGTGGATAACTGGCATCAAGAGGCTATTTGCAATGCCCTTGAGCGAGTTGTTATGGGCGACTGCAAACGACTAATAATCAATGTGCCGCCACGATCTGGCAAGACTGAAATAGCAGTGATTAATTTCATGGCTTGGTGTATGGGCAACTTCCCAGATTCCGAGTTTATCCATGCGTCTTATTCTAAACGCCTAGCCACAAACAACGCATACAACGTGCGCGCTATCATGCAGCACGAGCAATTCTGCGAGATATTCGATCATACCCAAATAAAGCGCGATTCATCTGCAAAAGACGAGTTTAGAACCGAACAAGGCGGCATTGTGTATGCCACTGGTGCAGAGGGTACTATTACGGGTTATGGTGCAGGCAAGATGCGCGACACATTCGGCGGCGCTATCGTAATAGATGACCCCCACAAAGCTGGTGAGGCTATGAGCGACACCATGCGAGAGAATGTTATTGATTGGTTCACCACAACCATGGAGAGCCGTAAAAACCGACCAGATACGCCAATAATAGTGATAATGCAGCGTCTGCATGAGTCTGACTTGTCTGGTTATTTGCTAGACGGTGGCAACGGTGAGGAGTGGGAGCATTTAAACATATCCGCAGAAGTTGAAGAAGGCGTATCCTTCTGGCCTCAGCAATTCCCAATAGAAGACCTTCAACGCAAAAACAAAGCTAATCCATATGTTTACGCTGGCCAATATTTGCAGCGACCCGCACCTATAGGCGGCGGTATATTTAAAGACGCATGGTGGCAGTATTACAACGCCCTTCCAACCTTTGAATGGCGTGCTATTTATGCTGATACGGCACAGAAGACAAAAGAAACAAACGATTTCAGTGTTTTTCAATGCTGGGGTAAAACTAAAGATGGAAAAGCGTACCTACTGGACATGGTGCGCGGCAAGTGGGAAGCGCCAGAGCTATTACAGCAGGCTAGGGCATTTTGGAAAAAACACAAAAACAGTGGCGCGACAGGCAGCCTTCGAGCAATGAAGATCGAGGACAAGGTTAGCGGCACTGGCTTGATTCAGACGCTAGGCCGTGAAGGTGTTCCAGTGAAGGCGGTTCAGCGTAACATTGACAAGCTAACTAGGGCAATGGATGTTGCGCCAAGCGTAGAAGCGGGGCACGTGTATGTTAGCACAGATGTGCCTTTTCTTTCCGACTTCCTCAGAGAGCATAGTCAGTTTCCGAACAGCACGCACGACGATACAGTCGATCCATGCGTTGATGCCATTGCAGATATGCTTGTCATCGGTAAGGAATTCAAACCAATATCCATATCATTTATTAATTAGCCTATGGTGTTATAATAGGCAAAAACTATAGGGCCGAATAATGGGCGTTACTACTTCACATCCTGAATACATCGTAAACCTGCCCGACGTTACTCGCACCCGCGATAGCGTAAAGGGCCAGCGTACTATCAAGAGCAAAGGTAAAACCTACCTCCCTGCTGATTTTGCAGAATCCGACACTGACCGATATTCGGTATACAAAGAGCGCGCCTACTTTCTTGGCGCTACGCGACAAGCTGCTAAATCATACAGTGGCATGGTGTTTCGCAAGCCTGCTGACATGGGTGAGCAAGGACTACCAACTCAATTAGATCAATACTTGTACAACATAGACGGCAGCGGAAAGAGCCTTGAGCAGTTGGCAAAGTTTGGCTTTACCGAGCTAGAGGAAGCTGGCCGCATTGGCATTCTGGCAGACTACACCAACGATCAAGAAGGCTTAACAAAGTTAGACGAGCGTCTATCAGGCGCGCGACCTGTGTTATTGCCTTATGTGTTTGAGTCTATTGTGAACTGGAAAACTGGTACAGTGCGCGGTCGTTCTATGCTCACCCTAGTTGTGTTGCGTGAAACCATCGAGACAAGCCTTGATGAATTCGACCATGAGAGCGAATATCAATACCGTGTGTTGCGTATGAATGACCAAGGCCAGTACACAATGCAGCTTTACGATGATGGTAGTGTGCCAAAAGGTGATGAGATTGTAGTGCTAGCCAATGGCCAGCCGCTTGACCATATCCCGTTCTACATCGCTGGCACAGAAGACAATACGCCAGCAGTTGACGCACCTATGCTGCTAGACCTTGCCAATATGAATATCAGCCACTACCAATCAACTGCTAATGTAGAAGAAGCCGCGTATTTGCTTGGGTGTCCTACGTTGCACATTGATATCGGCGAGATGGGCGTTCAAGAGTTCGCAGAAGCTAACCCAGCAGGCGTTAAGGTAGGTGCTCGCCAAGGGCTGCAAACCAAGGGCGGCACTATTGAGATGGTACAGGCCAGCGAGTCTAATCTTGGCGCATCCCAGATGGAAAACAAGATTGAGCGCATGAAAGAGCTGGGCGCAAAGCTTGTCACCAAGGGCGGCCAGAGCGAAACAGCAGAAGCGGCCCGAATCAATGCAAGCGGTGAAGCTAGTGCATTGGACATTGCAGTAAACAACTTATCAGACGTGCTAGAAAAAGCGCTAGAAGACTTCCTTCGCTTCCTTGGTGTTGAAACAGAAGTGACGTACCGACTAAACACTGAATTCTGGGAGTCGTCAATTGATCCGCAAGTATTGAATGGAATCACTGGGCTTAAGACAATGGGCGTTATTTCTAATCAGGATGTTCGCTACATGATCAGAACCAAAAGCATTGGATTCGAAGAAGGCCGAACCGATAAGCAGATCGAGGCATCGATAGCCGATGACAATAGCGGTTTAACACTTGATAGTTAATTGCTATAATCACAACCAGAAGGCTTGACAGGTCGTTAAGCCAAGCAATCCAGCGGGTGCTAGAATGCCAGTACAAATTGAACACGAAGGTGTAACAAAGACTTTTTACACGCAAGAAGAAGTAGACGCGGAAGTAAAAGGCCTGAAAGTAACAAACGAAAACCTAAAAAGCGAAAAAGCCGAATTAAAGGCCAAAGCCGATGAAGCAGCTGAGCAGGTACGCAATGCTCAAGAAGAAGCGGCAAAGGCGGCAGGTGATAAAGAAGCGTTAGAGCGTATCCATGCAGAACGTGAAGCGGAAGCAAAAGCGCGCATGAACGAGCTAACCGGCAGCATTAAAGCCGAGAAGATCAACAACGCCATTAATGACCTAGTTACTGAATTAGGTGCAGGCGGTGCAAAGAATGAAGACTTGCGTGATTTGGTTAAGTCTCGTTTTAGTATTGATTACGATCTTGATTCGCATGAATTAAAAGTATCTGGCAACGGCGCAAGCTCGCTGGATGAACTAAAGAAAACCATTAAAGAAAGCGGTCGTTATGATGCTTTCTTGGCTGGTACAGGTTCCACGGGCGGGCGCTCGACTGGTTCCACAAGCACGGGCGCTGCTACTAAGAAATTTAACGAATATACCTCTGCTGAGTTAGTGCAAATTAAGCGCGAAAGCCCAGAAGAGTATGAACGACTACGAAGCACAGCTTCCCACTTGTAAGGAAAATTAAAACATGGCAACTACTCAATTAGCCGACATTATTGACGTAACAGTCTTTCAAGACTTACCTGCTGTAAACTCTCCTGAGCTAACAGCATTCTATCAATCTGGTGTTGTTGTTCGCACGCCTTTACTTGACGCATTAGCAAACGCAGCCGGTAAAAAAGCAGAACTACCGTTCTGGAATGACATTGACGCTGCTATCGAAGCTAACTTAACCAGCGACGATCCTGCTGAAGTTGCAGCAGCACAGAAACTAACACAGGCAGAGCAAGTAAGCCGTAAAGCTTTCTTAAACAAAGGCTTGTCTGCGTCTGACCTCGCAGCTGAATTGGCCATGGGTGAAAATGCGATGACCCATATCCGTAACCGTGTTGACACCTATTGGATGCGCCAATGGCAGCGTCGTTTAATCGCTTCTTGTGATGGTATCCTAGCGGATAACGTGGCGAATGATTCTGGTGACATGGTTGTTGATGTTGCTTCTGAATCTATTGCTGGTCAATCGGTTGCTACTAAGTTTAGCCGCTCTAACTTCACCGCTGCTGCATTCACTTTGGGCGATGCGTTCACTAATACCGGTGCAATTGCTGTGCACTCTCAAGTGTATAAGCAAATGGTTGACGCTGACGACATTGACTTTATCCCTGATTCACAAGGTCAAATGACTATCCCAACTTACATGGGCAAACGTGTGATTGTTGATGATGGTATGACCGTAACAGCTGGTTCAACTGATGGCTTCAAATATACTACTGTATTATTTGGCGCTGGTGCATTTGGTTATGGCGAAGGTATGCCTGAATACCCAGTAGAACTAGAGCGTGCTGAATCAGGCGGTAACGGCGGTGGTATCTCTACCCTATGGACTCGTAAGACTCAAATATTGCACCCGTTCGGCTTTGAATCAACTGGCACCCCAACTGGTGACTCTTTCAGCATTGCTGAATTGAAGCTAGCCACTAGCTGGAACCGTGTTGTAGACCGTAAGCTTGTACCACTAGCATTCTTAGTAACTAACTAATAATAAAGCCCCTCTTCGGAGGGGCGCTATTTAAGGTTTAATATGTCAGAATTAAATAAAGATGGTTTGGTACCAGGTCAAGCGGTTGATTTTACGACATTGATGCAGACTATCCGCAAGAAGCAAATAAACGAGGGTTTAAAAGATGATAACACTAACAAGCCCGAGCTATGCGACAACGGAAACACAAGTGTTTCAAGCGTGGCACAAACAAAAACAAAGGCGCGTAAGAAAAAGCCACAATCCTAGCGTCATTGTTTCTTATCCGTATGTCACCAATTATATGCCTAGCCCGTTTGATCCTTCCCAGTGGTATGGGAACACAGTCGATCCAGATTTATCATACACAAGCGTTACAGAGTCCAACCCAAGCGGCGAGAGTTTTGTGGGCGAGTTTGAATATGTAGGAGTGGCTGGCACTGCTACTTTTACCTTTTCAAGCAACACCACTTTTAATATTGGTGATAAATTATATACAGCATGCTTACTCGGAAAAAATGGCTATTCAAAAATAAGGCACATTGTTCAAGAATATCCGTCTGCCGAAGTTGTTTCAGATTTTAGATATGATTTCTTGACAGATACGGTTGAAAGAAACACTGCAGGTATAGCCTACAAGAAAACAGACATAAACGATGATTATTGTATAGTTGAAACTGAATACATTGCCGCTACGAATGGGGAGCACAGGGGTGGAATATGGGGCGAATCGGATTCTGGATTAATGCCAGTAGGAGCTAAACTGAAAATGCAAGCCGCCTACTTCGGAAAAGCTGACGACTACCCAGCTAACGTGATGCCAACGCTATGAGTAGAGTACCTTCCATAATCCAAGGCTTACCTGATGATTTGCTGACGAATGATGTCACGTATATTCGTCGTCAAAAGGTAAGCGCTGAACCTTCTAGCATTTCAGCTAGTTATAACGAAAAACTATTCTCAATATCAGCGAGCTATAGCATACAGGCTGGCAACTCTGTTGCGCTTAATATTTCGCCGTCTTCCTCAATAGTAATAACAAAAGCCGCCACAAATGACGGGCTGCCAATCAGCATTTATTCAAGCCACGCTACAGGCTCGGCAGATGGTATATTCCAACCTAGCAATATGAATATATGCTCGGTAGATGAAACACCTACCACAAGTCAGTTGTTTTATGCGGTCACTCCGCAGGGGAACAAACTAGACACAGGCTACGGCATTATTCAATCGTCTGTTGTTGCTTGTGAATCTAACACGCCTAGCGTAGTTGTAAAGAATACAAGCGGATCAACTCAGGTGATTGACATATACGTGCAATTCGAAGAAATAGGCCCGCGCAGTCCTGCATTCGGACTAACAGCATCAACAGAACTAGAACCTAACACGGAAATGAGCAACTATGGCTAAACAAACAATACCAAATAGCGGCTTATGGTCGTCTATTGCTAATCTAATCAATAGCAATTTTGAGACTAATGTGGCACAGGTTTCAATAACGCATCCTACCCCTGCTATTACATTGGCTGTAACAGGAACAGGCGACGCTGATCTAAATCCAGCGCTTGGCGGATTCTCTACCTTATTGAATGGATACGAGCAGGCTCTACTCGCTGGTACTGCATTCACTGTTTTGGCAGATGGGCGCGTTCAGGTAGATAGAGCTGGGTTAGTTGTTATCAATGGATACGCTGATATAAGCCACACAAGTAATGGCACAACGGTTGGCGCTGCTTTTAGTATTGAGCGGGGTGGGTCTACTATTTTCAGTCCTCGTTCAGTCCATGCTAGAATGCCGAACGCTGGCAACATTGGCAACCTTAGCGGCACTGGTGCGCTAGACGCTGAGGCTGGCGACATTATAGGCATAGCGTTAGCCTCTGACATAACCGGAACTATTAGCATTCGCGCAAGCTCTCTCGTTTACGAGTTTAAGGGGTAGGTCATGGCACTAATCGGATACGTAGAAGAAACAGACTTCACAGCATACGCAGCAGCACGTGGCATTACACTGGCAAAAGCTGAGGCGGTGACGCTAACGCTTGCGCTTGACTATATTGAGGCTCAGACGTACAAGGGAACAAAAACTGACGAAGCACAGGTATTAGCATTCCCCCGCGATGGCAGCACAGAAATACCGCAAGGTATCAAAAATGCCCAAATGGAAGCGGCTTTGATTTACGATCGAGGCGAAGACCCATTAAGTGACGTTGGGCAAAGAGTGGCACAAGAAACTGTATTCGGTGCCGTTTCAGTGTCATACTCAGACACAGGAAACCAAACGACCATATACCGCAAGCTTAATGCAACACTTGCGCCATTCTTGGCCAGTGGCGGTTATGGTTCGAGTAACTTCACTGTATCACACGGGTAATTAACTATGACCACCATCGTCTATGATCATAAGCGCGGGCAGATTGCCTGCGATAGTCGCTTGACCAAAGGGAGTATGATCACGACGGATGGCGCACAAAAGTGGATGAAGACAGAGAATGGCATAATCTTTATGGCTGGGTGCCGCGCTGACTTCGAGATGCTATCTGCGTTGACGGTTGATTATAGTCATGGCGATGTGGTCGAGACTGAGTTCGAATTACAGTGCGAGGGTATACTAGTCAAGGATGATCATGTTTATCTGATTAGCATTCAAGATGGCGGGCAATTCTGGATGGAACCACTAGACGAAGCTGTGGCAGCCACTGGTTCAGGTAGCGAGTGGGCAATAGCAGCAATAGACCACGGCAAGACAGCAAAGCAGGCCGTAGAGTACGCAGCGACACGCGACATATACACGGGCGGCAAGGTTCGCGTTTACGACATTAAAAAAGGTAAGTTTACCAATGGCTGATTTTTATCCACGCATGACGGCCACGGCTAGCAAGCTGATGGCCAAGTTTAAGCAGGGTGTTATCGAATACGTGCCGCTAGTAACTGGCGCGACTGAGTACGACCCAATGACAGAAGGGACTCCGATTCCATTGGATGCAACGGCCGGTGGTGTTGCGAAAGAATACGTTGACGACTTGGTTAGTGCTTCTGACATCCAAGTAACTGGGGCTGTGTTTGGCACCACGCCCAATATGCAGGGCCGCATTACTATTGACGGTGTTAGTCGTGAGATTATCCGCATTAAGCAAATGCCAGCGGCCGGTGATCCAGTTGCATGGATGATATTTGTTAAAGGGTGATAAATAGCCCGCACCGCCCATTCTTGCTATAATCCCCTCAATCGAGGGGTTTTTTATGCCTATTAATCTAGATCTAATTGCACAACAAAAAGAACGAGACATGTTACGCGCTTTCGCTTCGTCTGTGTCTGATATAAAAAACAGCGTAACGCTTAAAGAATTGGAAGCAGCGATAGCACGCCAAGACAGTGATGCTGTTGTGCGTTTGCTGGGTATCGACAGGGCGGCTTTTGAGCAGGTAGACGATGAAATATACCAAGCCTACAGAATAGGCGGCTTAACAGGCGTTGAGCAGATAGGGCGCATACCTACTGATCTAGGTAGTGTCGGCTTTCGTTTTGATATGGCCGCGCCAAGTGCCATTGAATGGATACGCAGCGAGCCTAGCCAGTTTCTAACAGAGGTTGTCGATGACCAAGTGGAAATGGTTAAGCAGCAATTGCAGCGAGGCTTAGAGCTTGGCGATAACCCACGCACCACGGCTATTGGCTTAGTAGGGCGATACAATCCAGCAACAGGTAAACGTGCTGGCGGCACAGTTGGATTAACCACGCAGCAGGCAGGATGGGTGAATAAGGCCCGCAATGAGCTACTAGAATTAGACCGCAACTATTTCACCCGTGAGTTGCGAGACAAGCGTTATGACTCAATAGTTCGCAAAGCCATTGAAGACGGTACGCCGCTAACAAAAGCGCAGGTTGATAATGCTATCACGCAAATGCAAAGCAAGGCGTTAAAATACAGAGGCGATGTTATCGCACGCACTGAGTCCATTAATGCGCTGAGAGCTGGCCAATTCCAAGCAGTTGAACAGGCCATGGTGAAGGGCGAGCTGGATTCGCAGGATGCACGGAAGTCATGGGACGCTACAGGCGACAAACGAACGCGCCTAGACCACTTTCAAATGGAGGCCAATTACAAGGATGGCATTCCAATCGAGGAGGCGTACACTTTCCCTGATGACAGCAAGGCAATGTACCCTGGTGATAACAGCCTAGGCGCACCAGGCAAGCAGCTAATCCAGTGCCGTTGCCGTAATGTAATTACAATAGACTTTATTGGCCGACAGGTCAGAATGGAGGGGTTTAAATGACATTCACCGCCGACATAAACAAATTTATATCATCTAGCAACGCCCGCATCGAAGCCGTATTCAAGCAGTCAGCGCAAGAGATAATCCAAGAAGCGCAGACCGACTACAATAAAGGCGGTAACACTCCTATTGATACCAGTTTTTTAATCAACTCAGGGCAGGCTGCCATTGGGCGCTTGCCCATTGGGCTAGACGAACAGCCAGAAGGCTACACCGTGCAAAACTGGGACGCAGGCGAGACAGTTACAACCATTAACCGCTGGCGAGTTGGCGAGACACTATATTTCGGCTGGACGGCTAACTATGCGCGACCAATGGAGAACCGATTTAAATTTATGCGAAAGGCTGCGCAGAATTGGCAGTACACAGTGGCCAAAAATGCAGGCTTATTAATGAGTAGGACGCTAAGAGAATGACAACACTATCCCAACTACACATAGCACTAATGGACAAGGCTAAGGCGTTTGCTACGGCTAACAGCCTGCCGATTAATAACATTGGCTTTGATTTTACAGAGCCAGCCAGTGGCGCATGGCTTGAACTATCCATTGCGCCTAACGACCGCGATTATGGCCTGAATGATGCTAAAGTGTTTCGCCGTGGCATTGGCCAGATAAACGTGTGCAACAAGAAGAACAACGGAATTAAACAGCTAACGGATATAGCTGGACTACTTGAAGCTGAGTTTACCAGAGGTTCCATATTAGTGGATGCAATTCGCATAACAACTAGCCCGCAAACAATGGAACCATTCCAGCGCGGGGGCGTGTACGTGTTGCCGCTATCATTTGAGTATTCAGAGTGATAAAATACAACTATCAAAAACCGTTGAACCATAGGAAAAAACAATGACTGATACATTAACAAACATAGGCACCGTTGTTTCTGTGTCTGCTGCTGCCCCTGCTACATTCGACCAAGCTGGATATGAGGCGCTTTCGTTCTCAGAAGTAACTGGTGTTGCGTCAATTGGTGAGTTCGGCCCATCATACGAAATTCTAAACCATGTTGACCTGAAAGACGGTATCACACAGAAAGCCCACGGTGCTTTAAACTACGGCGACCCTGCTTTGCAGTATCGTATCGTTGAAGCAGACACCGGCCAAGGCATCCTTGATACTGCCCTATCAGCTCGCACCACTATCAGCTTAAAGGTAGAGCGCGCTTCTGGATTAGTTCAGTACGTTCAAACACTTGTAACCAGTGCTCCTACATCGGAAGGCACAAGCGGCGCTATCTACATGAAGTCTAGCAATCTTGCGCTTAAGTCTGCAATTGTTGAGGTAGCTGCTTAATATGGATATCAAGGAGCTAGGCACACAGAACGAAGTTATTGATGTCATTCACCCACAAGCTGGTGACGTTGGCATCAAGTTTACTGTGTGCGACCCATTAAGCGCTGAATTTGCAAACGCTTCTGCTCGCATTGACCGCTCAAAGAGTGGCCCTGATTGGTCTAGTTTTGTTGTTAATCAGGCGCTTTGCGCCGTGGTTGGTTGGTCTGGAGTTACAGAAGAAGGTAAAGAAATTCCGTTCACCAAGGAATTGGCGAAAGAGTATTTAACCAATCCTGAATATTATTGGCTATGTGTAGCTGTCGACGAACATTTTGGCAAAAAAAAAGGCTACATGCAGACAATTATGAACAGATTAAAACCTTCATAAAATTGATGGGGTTTCTATCTGCCACGCAAGAAGGGCAGAAGGAGCCACGTTTAAAACAATGGAATTGGGGTTTTCCAGAGCAAGGCCCGCTGGGTTATATCTGGGACTGGATTTGTGAAATAGGCCTAGGCACTGTCATTACATGGCAAGAGATTAAAGCTTGGTCTGACATAACAGGAATTAAACCAACAAAAAACGAGGCATTCGCCATCGTTCAATTATCAAGCGCTTGGCTCAGTGAACGCAATAGAGGCCACAGCAAACACGAAGTACCAGACTGGGCAGGTAATTTTTAATGACAGATATTGCAAAGCTTGCCATACAAGCGGAAACCAAAGGCGTAACACAGGCGCAAGGCCAGCTAGATAAGCTTAGCACGTCAGCTGGTAAGGCCGAGAAGTCGACTAAATCAATGGCCATCGAAAGCGGCAAAGCCGAAAAAGCCAGTAACGGCTTTTCTGGCGCATCTCGTAACCTATCATTTCAGTTAAACCAAGTAGCCCAACAAGGTGCTGTAACAGGCAACTACCTTGGCGCTTTGGCTATCCAGCTTCCTGACATGCTGCTTAGTTTTGGCACACTTGGTATCCTTGTGGGTGCTGCTGCTGGTGTTATGGCTGGGCCGTTGTTGACTGCTTTGCAAGACAACGAAAAGGGCACAGAAGACCTTAGCGACGAAATAAAAGATCTTACAGATAACTACAAGAATGCAACAGTTGCGCAAAAGGCATTCTTTGCCAGAGAGAATGCAGACAAACTAGAAGAAGAAATAAAGAAGCGTGACGAAGCAAACAAAAAAATTGGCGAGTACACAAAGTGGCTAGAGACAGCTAAGCGTAACCTAGATAACCTACAGCCATCAATAGGCAAATGGGGTGATGCGACCTCTAGTGATCAAATGCTAAAGCGTCAAGCCAAGCTAAATGCGAATATATCCGAATTAAGCGCACTACTTAATGATCAACAGGTTCAATTTGATAATGCAAGTATAAGGATTGAGAAGTATAACAACCTAATAGCTGACCCGACCGGCGGCACAGAAGCACGCGCGAAAGCTATTCGCGACATTAACAACGAATTAGTTGAGCAACTAGCACAGCTAACCTTAAACGATTCAGAATTATTGCAGCGCCAGCTTATATTAAACCGCGCAACCGACGCAGAGATTGCCAGCGCGCTTGCTATGCAGGGCAGTATCGAAAAGATTGAAGCCGAAACAGAGGCGCTAAAGAAACAAGAAGCCTTGCGTTCTTCGCTTAGCAGCCAGCTTGCGTCTATTGAGGTGCAACAAGCTGATCCTGCCGAGCGAGCAAGATTACAGTTTGAGCGCCGCAATGAAGTGATCCAGCTTTCAAACGACGAGCTAAACCTATCGCAAGAACGCTATGATCAGCTTAGAACACAGAACGCAGAGAAGCTATCTGCCGACTTGATTGCAATAGAAAACAGAACACAAGAGCAGAAAAGCCAAATCCTTTCCGCCGAACA